GGCATCCTTGTATGCCTTGATCTTCTTATGGAGCAAGGCTATGGTTTCCGTCTCTGTGGGCTTGGTTTCCTGAAGCTTCTTCTCATAGTAAGAGACAGCATCTGCAAGTTCCTTGTATGTTGTCGGATTGGCTACAGGCTTTTGCTCTGCCGTAGTCTTTCCCGTTTTGCCCTTACCTGAGCCTGTAGCATTGAAATCAATCTTGACCTCCTTGTTCTTCTTCTTGGCTTCGGTATTGGCTTCTATTGATTTGGTCTGCTGGTCCAAGGTCGTTGCCGCTTCTTTTGCCGATGCGTCATCCTTGATACCGAAGAACTTCTTCACCCATTCCCAGGCTTTTTTTATGACGGCACTTGCCTTCTCGAAGGCTGCCACAAGGAAATCCCATACGGCAGAAGCCACTTCCTTGACTGCTCCCCAAACTTTGTCACAGATATTGCGGAACCCCTCAAAATTATTGTAGGCATAGATGACCCCTGCCACCAACGCTCCGATGGCGGCGATGACAAGCCCGATGGGGTTTGCCGTGAGTACCAGGTTCAACACCTTTTGAACACCTGTCCATACGGCAGTGGCAGCAGAGGCTGCTTTTGTCGCCACATTCTGGAGGATGGTGCTGCCAGTCAATTTTACCACAACCTGGTTCAGTGTTGTCATTCCCGAATAGGCACTCTTCATCATCGTACCCATCAGGGCTATGGCATCGGCATTCTCCATTGCGAGGGCAGTGTACGGTGCCATAGAACCGAGCATCTCCGTAAAGCCTATCTTGATATTGTCCACCGATGCACGGAGCTCCTGCATACGCTGGGCAGTGGTTGCCGTTCTAACCGCTGCCTGTTCCTCGGCAACGGCGGTACCCGTAAGCTGGGCAGTCATCTCATCCACTGCTGAAGCGTTCTGGATAAGGAACTGCGCTGCAGCAATGTTTTCCATACCGAAGACCTTTGACAGATAGGTCGCATCGGAAAGTTTGGGCTTCAGTGCCTCCAGGGCTGTGCCCAACGAAGTTTCGCCCAAGTCAATTCCCAGCTCTGTGTTAAGCTTCAGGATTATATTGCGTAAAGCGGTACCCGCCTCACTTCCCTTGAGGTTTGCTTGTGAGAGGATTTCCAAAGCTCCTGCAGTGGATTCCACATCCAAGCCCATAGCGGAAGCGGCAGCACCCACCACCTTGAATGACTGCGTGAGGTCTTCAATCTCCGCAGCACCGTATTTTGATCCAGCAGCAAGAACATTGATAACGCGGTCCGCTGCTTCAGCCCCGAGACCGAACTGGTTGATTGTTCCCGCAAGAGCGTTTGCCGCTCCATCAAGGCTCATACCCGAGGCGTGCGCCAGCGTAATGGACTTCTCCTCGAGCTTATTCAAGCCGTCAATGCCGATTTTCGATATTTCAATTTGAGAGGCAAGCAAAGAATAGGCACGGGCTGCGGCATTAGCGCCCAAGCCCGACTCCTTACCGAAACGGCGGCTGTTGGCCTCAAGTCCCTCCAGTTCCTCACCCACGATACCCGTAATGGAGCTCAAATCTGCCATTGACTGTCCGAAACTCATTCCTGTTTCGGTTGCACTGGCGAACTGTGCCCCGAGCCGTTCCGCTACCTGCAGCATAGCGTTGAAGTTCGGCATCTCGAGCTTACCAAGGGCAGACTGGAACTGCTGCATCTTCGTCTGCGTCTTGTCAACATCGGTCTGAAGGTCATTGAACGCACCAGTGATCTTCTTCACCATTGCGGAGACCTTATCCTTCAACTCTACTATAAATGACACTGATTTCATATCGCTCTGTTTATTTGTTACGGCTAACGCAAACCGAATCTGCGTTTTGCCTTTTCATATCTGGCATTGACCTCCTCGCGTGTTTCCTCACGCCTTTCGGTCTTTACCTCCTGCTTCTCCCATGGGAACTCCATAATGTCCGTAGGGCGGAGTTTCTTCTTGCTGTAAGGCTGGAGGGAACACAGGCACGACATCCTCACACGCTCCCACTCGCCACGCTCAAGGCGTTCCCGTCCTCCGTTCCAGGCATCAAAGGTCGCCTTGAACTCAGAAGGGGTGCATCGTTCAAAGTCTTGCATACTCATTCCGATACACCCCAACGCTATTCCCATAAGTGCTTCTATGCCTCCTGACTCTACTTCATCGGAGTGTCCGCTGTTTTTTTTTGAGTCTCCTGAACATCACCGAAGAACTCCGTGAAGTCCTCTGGCTCGAGCATATCGACAAACCTGTCAAATGCGATGTCAAATTCGACCCCGTCAGCATTACAAGCACTCTTCACGCAACACCAGACGAACATCAACATAAGGTCAACATCTGCCTGGTTCACTTCGCGGATGTCCTTGCCACTCTCACGCTTGAAGCGCACCATCGCACCCATTGTCACTCGGCAAGGGTACTCCTGTCCCTTAATCTTAATCTTCTTCATAAGTTACACATTAAGGTTATGACTGGGTGGTTGTAGCAGTCTCGCTCAAGCCGTTGCTGCCGTCCACCTTCTTGACCTCGCCCGAGTTCTCCAGCTGGACACTGTACTTGGAGTCATCGCCAGCCTGACCGTCAAGATCCAGAGAGGTGATGATATACTTGCCAGCGTAACCGCCAGTGGTCTTGCCTGTACGCTTGTCACCGTCACGCAGAGAATATGCCGCATCTACGGGATCACCCTTCAGCATCAGCTCCTTCAACTGGTCGTAGGTCGGAGTTTCGGCGTCGCCGTCGGTAAGCACACAGCCGTCAGCGGATATGCTCTCGCTGAAGCTCTTTACATACTTCTCCTTCCATTTGCCAGAGGAAGCCTCTTTAGTAATACGCTCACCTGTCTCAACCGATGTGCTGACCTTACAGCCAGTGCTGAAACCGAGAGCCTTGCCACCGACACTAAGGATAAGGTCGGTACCGTCCAATACGCTTTTTGCTACTTCGCTCATATCTTTTTGAATTTGAGTTTTACAATGATTGTTAGTAATATGCCGATGACTACACCGACAAGAAATGATATTAACGCCGTTTTAACAGGATTCGAACGCTGTTCCTTCTCCTCCTGAACAAGGCTCTGCAGACCTTCGTATGCCTCCTTGTAGGTCATGGCCATCGTCTCATAATATTCGCATTGCCTTTTCAGACTGTCGCAAATGGCATAGACGATAATTGTGTCCCGCTTGTATTGCACTACGGCATTGGCCTGACCGCTCTTGGCACGGTACTCTGCCTTATGGGGAAGCTTACGGAGGCTGTCTATCGGTATCTCCAGCATCACCTGTGACTGCGGTACCGTCACCGTCTCGATCTTCCTCACTTCGTATCGTAGGCTGTCCTCGGATTCCTGCACCTCGTTCGATACGCTCTGGGAGCTCACCTTTCGGGAGGTCGCGCAACCTGTAAAGGACAGGGCAATCATCAGAATGCTTACAACTGTTAGCATCACCGATAGCCTTGCGGAGCCTTGCCATTTCACGCTTGGTAGCACCGAATTCCTTTTTGGTCTCCCGTAACTCTTCTCGTGTCTCATGCAATTCCTTTTTAAGCGGTTCTACAATGTTTTCTATCAGAATACGGGTGGCGTGTTCAGCGTTGTCAATACGCACTGACTCAGCTTCAGCCTTTGCCCTCTCCGCTTCAGCCTTCGCCTGTTCCGCCTTGGCATTCGCCTCGCGGACCGTCGCCTTGAGCGTCAACACACCAATAAGAAGTGCCAACACCCCGCCGCCCAGTATGTAATTGAGTATTTCGCTGAACTCCATATCCACTCGTTTTATTGGTTAATCCCTATGGTCTTCAACCAAGCCTGTACATCAAAGCTGGGGCAACCCTTTGCTGCTACCTCCCCGTGTCCTATGATGCGGACTTTGGGGAATCGCCGATGGAAATCCTTTACATAGGTTTCCAAAGCCAGCTTCTGTTCTTTGGTGCGTGTATCCTTCGTAGTCTTGCCATCGGCTGCCACGCCGCCGACATACACGATGTGTCGGCTGATTGAGTTGTAACCTTTGGCTCCGTTGGTAATCTCCCAAGGATCAACATTCGCATCCTCATTGTTGGCGACAAGGCGTTCCACCTCGCCGTCAAGATGTATCAGGTCGGTATATCCCACCTGCGACCAGCCACGCCCACCCTTGCATACAGGGTTAGTGTGCCATGCTCGTATCTCATCAGACGATACTTCACGGCCTGGTGGCGTGGCGGTGCAGTGAAGGACTAAATACTTCAGCTTCGCCATTAAGCGGTAGCCTTGTAGCCGCTTCTCATCACGACACCTGCGTCGGCCTTCTTGAACATACAGATGAAGTAGTGACGGAAGTTGACCTTGTTACGCTGATACTCGGGGTCGTTCTCGGCAGCACTCCAGTACATCTTGGTTGAACCTGTAGCCTTGAACACTCGCTTGGTGTAGAATGCGAACGAACACTGGAACTCACCTGCAGATGCAGTGGCACCAACGGCTTTCTTCTCACCGCCTGTAGTGTAATACGGGTTGTTGCCGAAGGTATAGATGTCGAAACCATACATACGGGCAACCGTACCCTCACCACGATTGATGTTGTACTGCTCCTTGAAATTCTGGTCTGCCTCCAAGAGGTCGTTCACATGGTCAGGACAAAGTACCAGACGGCGGCTGTCAACAGGCACCTTCAGATTGTCGAGGGCTCGCTTCATTGCCACAAGGTCGGCTGGGGTAAGTTTCAATCGGCCCGTTGCTTCGTCCCTTGCTCCCGTAGTAGTCAGCACAGGAGTCTTGGCGGTATGTGAAGTCGCACACAATGCGTGAGCCGCCTTGGCAAACTTACTGTCGTTGATGGCATTCGAATGACTCTCCTTCACACGGGAAATCTTGTCATAACTGATTGCGTACAGCTCATCATCGGTGACAGGGGTGACCTTTGTCTGGAACTTGTCAAGGCTGATGGTGATGTCTGCATCATCCAGGTTCTGTAGAGGAATAGGATATGTGGTATTGTTCACCAATACATCAGGGTCAACACCCACATCAACCAGATGGATGACATCATTATCCACCAACGAGGAGTTGTCGGGGATACCGTCCAACCACGAACCCACAAGGAACTCGCGGAGGGCTTTCACCATCTCACCCGTCCAAATCTCCTTCAGCACACCAGCACGCATCACTCCCGAAGGCATTGCAGTGCTGACAACGGCGGAAAGGGCATTCATACCAAGGGCTCCAGCCACAGGGCTAATGCCGACAACCGCACCGAACGCTGCTCCTGTAAATGCGTTGAACAGGAGAGCCATAAGCATTGAAATCATTGCTTTCATTGTCTTCTTGTTTTTATTGGTTTGTACTCTGTTAATCCTCAATCTCGCACTCGATGCCGTACTCTGCCTTGTAAAGACGCTTGTACTCGGCAACATTCTTCTCACGAAGTTCCAGGATCTTGTCTGCAGGAACCTCGCTCAGCTTCGAATAGGTTACGGGAGTGCCTGTAGGGGCTCCGCCCTGATGGCCGATTGTCTGGCTCAACTTAACCTGGGGAGTCATTGCCGCGAGAATGTTCTGCAACTCCTCAAGTCCGACCTTCTTGCCGAGCTCGACAAACTGCTCCTTCTTGTCGGCAGCCAGGCGTTTCTCACCGACAGCCTTGTCCACTGCATTGGTAATACGCTCGAGGGTGAGCGTGTCATTGTTCTTCTTGAGGTCTGCGTTCTCCGCCTTGGCGGTCTTCAACTCCTCAATGGCTGCATTGATAGCAGCCTCGTCTGCCGTCTCGGGCAAGCCTAACGATAAGGCTAATTTTTTCTGATCCATTTGCTCTGGGTTTTGAAAGTTGTTGTTATTAAGTAATGGCAAAGGACACTCTCCGTCCTTGCCGAGCGTGATACGCTTTCCGTCCTTTTGTAACACGATGGCATCGTCATTGGCACCGATATCCACAAGAGACACCTCAAAGAGTTTGCTCTTGGTGATGGTCGGGCAAGTCTGACCTTGCACAAGGTGCTGCTTGTCATCGCTGAGTTCCAGAATGTCGATACCGACACTGACCATTCGCAGGCTTCCGAACTCATACTGCTTCTTACATCGCTTCGAGAGTTCCGAGGCGCAGTCGAACATCAGTTCTCCCGTCACTTCATCATTCTCAACCTTCAGGTCCTTAACATACCCGATGACTTGTCCGCGCTCGTGCTGATAGAGCAGTACAGGGTTTCGGCAGTACTGCTCGACATTCATGCCCGATGTCAGCACGCGCGTTCCGTAACTGTTCAGGCTGTCGTTTGAAATTCGTACTCGTTTGCTCATATATTTATTTTTTCAAATAAATGGAAAGGGGCGTTTTTGCCCGTTTGCGATGCAATATTAGCCCGTCTTTTTGACCCTGCCAAAATAGTGTGAAACGGTTGCACACTTCTATGAAACCATTGCACACTATTTTGGCAAACCCGCTGAAACACCGCAACTTTGCACCAGTTGTTCAACATTTAACTTTTCATATATGACAAAGGCAGAAATGGAAAAAAAGAAATCGTTGGCACGCTCTCTATACCTGGCAGGTATGGAGCAGACCGAGATTGCGGATAAGGTCGGGGTATCGCGTGTCACCGTATCAAAGTGGAGTACAGCCGATGGCTGGAAGGAGGCAAGAGCGGCAAAGCAGATTTCGCGCCCCGAGTTGGTAAACAAACTTCTGCTTACCATAGACACGCTCATCGAGCAGGTACACAAATCGGAGGACCCGACTATGATTGCAGGGCTCGGGGACAAGCTCGCCAAACTCTCATCGGTCATAGAGAAACTCGACAAGAAGGCTAACGTAGTGGATGCCATTGAGGTGTTTATGGCATTCTCCCGCTGGATGGAGTACCGTTCACAGACTGACCCCGAAATCACTCCCGAACTGCTCAAGGCTATCAACAAGTACCAGGACAAGTATCTCATCGAGTCGATGGGCGCAAATACATTGAAGTAGTATGGCTGGACTCAGTGAATTAAAGAAGAGTTATGCCGAATGGCAGGAACACTGCAAACGGGTCCAGTCCCTCACAGACCTGTCCTCATTGGTAAATGAAACGCCATCACAGAAGGACAAGCGTATCAGACGGCTGCAGAAGGACTATGCCGCATTCTGCGAATACTACTTTCCGCACTTCCTGACCTTACGGGACAAGACTACGGGAGAGGTGATCCGAACCGTTCACAACGCACCGTTCCATAACAGTGCCGCACTCAAGGTCAAGAACACTCCGAACCTGAAGGCTGTATTCAAGTGGCCGCGAGGACACGCCAAATCAACTCACTTTGACATATTCCTTCCCCTGTGGCTGATGTTCCAACCCAAGAGACTTATCAATGTGATGGTGGTTGTCGGCAAGTCCGAGGAGAGTGCCATAGGTCTGTTGTCCGACATCCAAGCAGAGCTGGAATTCAACCAGCGCATTATCGCCGACTTCGGGGAGCAGAAGGCTGTCGGCAACTGGCAGGAGGGGCAATTCGTCACGCAGTCCGATGTGGCGTTCTTTGCCCGTGGTCGCGGTCAGTCACCCCGTGGTTTGAGGTACAAGGAGGCACGACCTGACTACATCGTAATCGATGACTTGGATGATGATGAGCTTTGCCGCAACGAGAAGCGTGTTCACGATCTGACCGATTGGGTGAAAGAAGCCCTGTTCGGTGCGCTTGATGTGGGTCGTGGTCGCTTCATTATGGTGGGAAACCTCATATCTAAGAACTCGGTGCTGGCGAACATTGCAGCCACAAAGGGCGTGTATGTGTCCGAAATCAAGGCTGTGGACAAAGACGGCGAACCCGTATGGAAAGAGAAGTGGACCAAGGAGGAGGCAGAGGAGGCAGCAGCCTTTATGGGCTACCGTTCCTGGCAGAAGGAGATGATGCACAACCCTATCAAGGACGGAACCATCTTCCGCCACGAATGGATACGCTACAAGAAGGTGCTGCCACTACACAAGTACGAGATGCTTGTATGCTATACCGACCCTTCGTTCAAGTCCACGACAGCAAACGACTACAAGGCTTCACGCCTATGGGGTAAGATTGGCAACGAGCTCCACCTTATTGACTGCTATGTGCGCCAGGATACTGTTTCGGGAATGGTGCGATGGTTATACAACCTGCACGAGAGTATGCCCGAAAATGTGTCCGTCAGATTCTTTATGGAGGCGAACTTCATGCAGGACATCATTCTGGATGAGTTCACCACCGAAGGCAACATACGCGGATATCAGCTGCCCATCCTCCCTGACAAACGGAAGAAACCCGAGAAAATACAGCGTATCGAAGCGATATCCCCGTTGTGGGAACGCGGTTTCGTATTCTATAACGAAGCTCTGAAGGACACTCCAGATATGCAGGTGGGCATAGAACAGACACTCGCCCTGGAGCGTGGCAGCCGTGTTCACGATGATGCGCCCGATGCAGACGAAGGGGCTATATGGTATCTGCAGCGCAATACAAGACAAGAGAGTTTCAAACCGATGTTCGGGGCCCGCCCGACATCTAAAAATATATGGTAGTATGATTCAGTTTATCAAGAGACTTATTTTCGCTTGGAAGTACAAGCGTGCCGTAAAGAAGGCTATCAAACTCGCAAAGCTCACAGGCTTGCGGTATTTCGTGGTGTATATGAACGGAAGTCTGAAGGTCGCGCCCAAAAAGACCTTCAAGGAACTCATCGCCAAGAAACGGTTCCGCAGGGGTACGACCATACAGGACATTGAGAAGTCTGCTCTGTTCATAACCAAATAGGAAGGAGGCCGTATGTTCATCACAGAGGAAGACTACAAGGTTGTCATAGGGGACGCCGCACTCAAGGTCATCACCCAGACGGACGAAGCGAACCGCACCAATGCGGAAGCGGAAGCCATCGAGGAGATGTCGGGGTACCTGCGACCCAAATATGACTGCGCTGCAGCATTCGCTACAGAGGGCGAACAGCGCAACCGCCAACTGGTAATGTACGCCTGTGACATTGCACTCTACCACATGGTATCGGCGATGCCGCAGAAAATGGGTTCAGAGATACGAAAGGAACGATACGAGCGTGCCATCAAATGGTTGGAAGGTGTACA